TATGAAAAAGTTATGGCAACATCAAAAGCACAACAGATTAGAGATTGGCTGAAAGCGCATGGCCCAGCAACAAATGCACAGGTAAGCCAAGGCGTGTCAATGAAGCCAAAGGCAAGTAGCAAGACGCTTTGCGATATGCGGAAACGAGGCTATGTTAGTCGTTCAGAAGATGGCTATTTCGCATTCCTGGCTGACCCTGAGCCGGTTCAGGGGATGAGCGAAGATGAGCGACGTGAGGCCAACCGCATCAACAATAAGCGTAAGCGTGATCGGGCTAAGAATGCTGCGCTAAAGTCAGTGAAACGGATTCCTGACAAGATGACCATCTCCATGCCTAAGCCTGTCAATGTGAAAGTCAAGACTCAGAGTGTTGATGAGTGGCTGAAGGAAGGAAACAAGATTGACCGGAGTCCAACGCCGTCAAGGTTTGAGCGTCTTACGCATGATGAGATTGTTGCTGGTGCAAGACGTGGGTTTGGGGGCTATCAGACGCCACAAGCGCGAAGGTTTAGCCAATGCGGATAAAGACAGGGAGCCGATTGGCTCCCTTTTTGTACCGACAGTGTTCTATTTTTGCTATTGATGTATTTTAATCTATGAAGCAATATTTACTCACCAACCAAGAGGACAACGCCATGAAGAAGATTATTACCTCTATCGTTATCGCCCTGTCGCTGAGCGCATGCGGGACGCTGCGAGAATTCAACAAGCCTGAAGTTGGCGCAGACGGTAGCCGTGAGTTCCGTGCTACGGCAGCTATCGGTCGCTGCCGCTGCTAAGCCGTGAAGTTCAACGGAACCTCAGTCAAGTCCACAATGAAAATTGTGGCCGGCTGGGGTGACGTTGTTGCACTTCCGACCGGGAATGTGTTTGTTAGAAGAGTCTGAGCGTAGGTGTTTTGCCTAGAGATAAATATCCTGTTATCGCTAGTCATATGGATTCCATCGGCGGTAACGCTACATCTATCCTGGGATACAGAGTTGTAATAGAACCTTGGTGATGGGATAGCAACACCAATCTTAGTTCCTACAAAGAATTGACCTAGCTCATATAGCGCACCCGTGAAGCTTGCCGGGAGGGTTACAACTTGAAGGACTCTTAGACCCTTTCTTCTAGAGTCGTAGAAAACATTTCCGCTTTCATCACGCATCCTAAGACCAACAGGCCCGGTCGGGTTAGTTGTTAATCCGCTGAACGTGTAGTATTCCAATGTCTTTTGCGGGGCATTATTGGCAGCAAAAACCCAACAGTTACTTATTCCGCTAAACCTAGATACTGAATTAACAATACTGTATCCAGTTATGAATTGAGGATTGTCGTTTATATATCTAACAACGTGAAGATCAGTTGTGCCTTTTGTGCTTGATAGGAACCCTCTATTAGCCCAAGAGGCAAAAGGAGGGGAGCCAGCAGTGGCGCCGCCAACGAATGTTCCAGTATCAAGTGTTCCAGATTTAACCAATTGCAGATTTCTATAGCCGCTAGCAATCTGCAACTGCCCTGTGCCTTGGTTTCTAACTCGTAGACCAACGGCCATTAGCTATATACCCCGTAGTGCAAAGTTATCCCGCCAATAGTATTGGTGCTTGGCTGAGATGGGAACTCTTCAAATCGAACGTGGTAATGAACAACATCATCGATCCAAACCCAGGTAATAGAATTCCCGGAGATTGTTACTGACGGGACTAATACACCATACTCTGAGCGCTGGTCATCGCAAGTGAAGTAATAAAATGGGCTGCCTCCAGAGAAGTCATCAACTACCAACCCTCCATTGGCAGCAGCAGGGGCAACCCAGCGATTATTTACGTTTACAGGGTTATAAAGCGGGAAAGTATATGACCCAATAATTTTAGTAAGCCTCGTTGTTACAGAAGTCTCCACATATCCAGTAGGACTCCTGACCCTCAATCCAATGTCAGCCATTACAGAAGAACTCCCAATTCAACAGCCGGATTGCCATTAGGATAGTAAATGTATACGCCTTGGTTTGTGATATTCAAGCGATACCCGCCAGAAATCGAGCCATTGAATTCAAATCCACCACCAGCGGCCTTATTGATTCTCCAGCCAGTCTGGCCGGAAACATAGTCATCAGATTGGATTGTACCGCTGATCTTGGCGTTAGTGATCGCTGCATTTGCGATCATTGCGTTAGTGATCCAGCTAGTTCCGATTAGAGCCTGACTAATGAAAGTCTGACCACCTTGGATCACAAATGGGCTAGTAACCTGACCGTTTGAAACGTTTATTACAGCGAACCGGTCAGCCTGCATGAGAATCTGCGACTGGAAGCTGCCATCTGGCTGGTTCTGAATTCCTACGCCCATGCCTGCGGCGTAGTATTGACCATTAGCTGCAACCTGCAACTTTAGTGTCCACGACGCATTAATCTGCCCATCAAGATCAACGATAGCTTGGGAAGTTTCTTGCACGCTAGCAGACACCTCCCCTACTGTTGCCTGCACGGTCTCTACCCGCTTACTTAGAGCATAATCCTGGGTAGCCACAACAGTCTGTACTGTAGTAGTGCCAGCAAATACATCATTGTCAGCGGTGTAGTCGTCCTCATCGCCAGTAAACTGAGTGTCTATAGACGCAAAAAGGCCATCAACTTTTTGACCTTGTGCTGTTAGTTCTCCGTCAATTTCGCTAACGTCTAGCTCAAGCTGATCGACACGCCCAACAACCGCGCCAGCTTGGGCAATAGCTTCTCCAACGTCCTGCCAATCTGAACTAGGAGGCTCGTTATTTCCTGGCGTTGTATTGGTCCAGCTATAAATGCGACCGTTGTAGATTACTGTCTGACCCTCTTCATAGGTTGCTCCTGCATCCCAAATAAGAGGAACAATACTATCAATGCTATCTATCTTTGACAGCAAGTCCTGGCCGAGAGCGCTCTCAGTGATACGCCCTGAGAAATATGCATCATATTCTGTCTGATCGATGCTCGATTCTCCGACCACACCCGTTCCAGTCGGATACCATGGCCCGATGTTTCCGCTACGGTCAACCAACCTGCCCCAAAAATAGAACCTAGCGCCAGCAGCCAAGCCATTGATTTGGTGCCTATCCTGTGGATATGCAAAATCCCCAAGCTTGATTGCGCTAGCCCTGTCAGGGCCTTGCGAGTACCAAATCTCTGTGCGCTCAGTGTCAGTAGCGCCCTGCGGGAATCCCCACCGAAGGCCAATAGCGAACACAATGCTTGTGGTAGTTAGAGATGTTAGTGC